ATATTTGCATGCACTTCTGATTTATCTTTTTGGTTAAGATACTGTTTACCCAGCCAAACAAGCATCGTAGAATTTCCCTTTTCTGCTGCCTGCCATTGCATACGCCGCAGAGACATCCTGCCTTCATCGTTGTGTCTTTTATAGAGGTCTTCAAAATTATTGTAATTCATTTCCTTTAAACGTCTGTTTAACGTGGTGTCTGACATCTCTAAAACGCTACAGCATTCTTCCATAGTGCATTGTATTCTGACCATGTTTAGTAGCTTCTGAAAGTCTTTATCGGTAAGGGGTTTCGACGCACCTTTTGGTCCGCGCTTTGCTACTGCTGTGCTTTCGACTTTATCTTTTGGCATTTCAATCACCGTTTTCTCTTTTTAGTGTATTTATAGCATAAATTATGAATTATGCTGAACTCCCTTCGAGGCGTTCATTATTAAGCTCTTCGAACGTCTGGTCGGTATCTTCTAGCGTTGCTTTTTTGCCTGTAAATTCCTGCCATCGTTTTACAATCACATCGCAGTATTTAGGGTCGAGTTCCATCAGTCTGGCATGACGACCATGTTTTTCGCAGGCGATTGCTGTAGTTCCAGAACCCGCAAAACTATCCAAAACAACATCGCTGCCTTTTGTATTGTTTAACATTTGATATTCAAACAACTCGACAGGCTTCATTGTTGGGTGTTCAGAACTGCGATTAGGGCGATCAAATTCTAAAATAGTAGTTTGCTTTCGGTCAGTAGCCCACAAGTGTGCCGCCCCACCTTTCCAGCCGTAAAGACAAGGCTCATGTTTCCAGTGGTAGTCTTGCCTACCCATAACCATCGAATGCTTTTTCCAGATAAGACACTGACGAATATCCCATCCAGTATCTTTTGCAGCGCCTCTAAAATTATACCCTTCACTGTCCGCATGCCAAATATAAAAAACTGCACCTTGCTTCATCACAGCGTCAGCAGCTGTGTAACTGTCTGTTAAAAATGTTCTAAAACTATCGTCTGACATTTCGTCGTTTTGAATTTTTAACGCATCTTTAGTTTTTCCTTCATATGCAACATTATATGGTGGATCAGTAAGCCACATATCAACTAACTGATTATCACATAATTTTTCCAAGCAATCGATAGAAGTACTGTCGCCACACATAAGCCTGTGCTTACCCATAACCCAGACATCGCCTTCGACGGTTACTGGTATCTGCGGAGCCTCTGGCACTGCGTCTTCATCGGTCAAGCCTTCTTCATCAGGCTCTGGGAATAGGTTGGCAATTTCGTCTAAGCCGAAGCCTGTCAGGGATAGGTCAAATTCTAGGTCTTGCAGTTCTCCTAGCTCCACCTTTAGCATTTCATCGTCCCAGCCTGCATTTAGGGCCAGCTTGTTATCGGCTATGACGTATGCTTTTTTCTGGGCGTCCGTCCATCCTTTAGCTGTCATAACTGGTATTTGTTCCAGCCCCAGCTTTTGCGCTGCGAGTAATCTACCGTGTCCAGCTATCAGGGTGCTTTCTTCGTCTACCAGAACGGGCGTTGTAAAGCCCCATTCTTTTATACTGGCTGCTATCTCAGAAACCTGTTCATCGCTATGTGTGCGGCTATTTCGGGCGTATGGGATTAGTTTGTCGGTGGGTGTTAGCTGCACTTCGGTTGCAGGCCAGTTCTGTGTAACTGACGGTTTGGCTTGTGCCATTTGTATGTGACCTTTCTTTTCAGTGGTGAGCTGTATTTTTTACAATGTAATGCATGTCATTTAAAAAAGAAAGACCCACCGAAGTGGGTCTAGTTTATGACGAGGCTACAGGTGGAGCCTGATCGAGCAGTATTTATGGTTTATCACATCGCCAGCATTATGACAACAACTGCGACTATGAGAACTGTGAAGGCCACACCAGTTAGGATTTCTTTCACCCATCCCTCTGGTTTTTCGTTATGTATATCGACGTGGCCACGCAGGTTAATTGAAACCCACTGTCCTGTCCTTGCGGGTTCTTCACCACGTTGTGTGTGGACCCATAGGTCTGGGCTACCAGCACGTTTGCTTGTTTCTTCCTGCACCCATTTTGGCATTTCTGAATTAAAGTTTTTAAATTTCCAAGATTTAAGTATCATTTATTTATCCTCTGCGAATACTGAGTCACCGATATCTAACGGCAACTCTACTGTTGATATTCTAAAATCACAAAACACGCAGGCTCTTCTTCTTCTAATTGTTGAGAAGCCGTATATTGTGTGTTCCCTTGAGTTAATTGTTTTCATTCTTTTTTTACAATCTGGGCAGTGTGATACTGATATATTATTATTCATTTTATTTCTCAATCCAGTATTCCATCATCAGGCATTCCTTTGTTGGAAGCTGTGACGGTGTTTTCATAACCATATATTTATTCATACGGACGATTATTTTTACCATTGCGACTCTACGGGATTTGATGCTGTATCCATCTTTACGAAACTTTGTAAGTTCTGCGGCTGGGTTGCATACACCGAACATCGCCATTGCTTCTAGCAGTGACAGTTGGTGTCCTTCGAGCATATGGTCGAGCATGGCCATTGCTGATGGGAAGCCTATTGTTCTGCTCATTTCATGGCCTCCTTCATCTGCATGACGGCGCTCAAAGGATTAGTTGGCTGATATGCAAACCACCTCTTCAATCGCTTGGCTGCTTCTAACCTAGAGAGGTTGGCATCTTTATCTTCGAAATATTCGAGATAGCGTTCACCCTCAAGGTGTTCGACCATGTTATCAATCGCAACTTGCAACACGTTCATCTCTAGGTCTGAGACGTTTAATGCTTTTAATGGATTGTTCATCACGCTGCCTCCCACAGATAATAGTATATTAAACAATCTATAAATCCTTCTGATCTAAGATCATCCATATATGGAATCTTGAATCCTTCCTCATTAGGATTATCAATGTAACCATTCTCTTCGTCCAAACGACTCTTTTCAAGAATGATAGGTTCTTCATTTTTATTAGTAATGATTTGTCCGTTCTTAACAAAACAAAACTCTTTTGAGTTTAAACTTACTCTTAAAATACCTTTATATTCCATCACGCTGCCTCCGCTTCTAGGATTGCTTTAACGCTTTGCACTTGCTCTGCGGTTAGGCGGGTAGCCAGCGACTCGGCCATAGCGGTTGCTTTAATTGACATCTCATTGCTTGGCGCTTCTACGGCTATGCGTAGTGCCAGCGTAAATGCTTCGATGTCGGTGGTTGGCATTTTATAGTTTTCCATTTGGTAGTCCCTTTCTAAGTTTATATTAGGTAGACGCATGAACCTTCGAAAAGATTGCATTATTAATTAATTAAAATTTACCAGCGCGAATGTTTGCTACACGCTCCTCGTTATCGAAGTAGTTTACTTCCAGTACTTCAACGCCAGCTTTTTTGATTGCAGCGATGTAAGCCTTGGCTTCTTCGAGTGTGCCTTCGCAGCCAGCGAAAGTTTTGTGCGGGGTTTTAACTTCGTAGCGTGTCATTCGATATTCCTTTCTAAAAGTTTGGGGGCCGTAGCCCCCTTGTTGGTTACTTGTTTTCTTTGATGAAAATTTTAGCTTCTTGTGGCGTGTTAAATTCGTAAATCCATCCGCTGATTGAAACTTCGTATTTACCGCCAACTTCGCGCTCATCGTGAATTTCGTAACCGTAGTATGTCATTTTAAGTTCCTTTTTTGATTCTCTCTATACATATATCCTATAGTACAATATGTTGTACGTCCACCCCATGAATGATAATAAATTAAGATAAATCTAATTTAACTGGCATGTAGAATCCCTTGCTCCGATCTCTCTCGCCGTTATTAAAATTGCGCTCCCATCGCAGTACATTAACTTCTGAGCTAAATTCACTGGCAACCATGCATGCGATCATCACACCTATGGGATCACTACCTCCCGGCCATAGCAGGAAATCTTCTGGGCTAAAGTCCTGCATAATTTCCCGTGCAATTTTTATTGCTTTATTTGGGTGAAACTGTGGTCGTTCATCTGGCTCGTACAAAACACACAATGTTCCGTATCTGGCAGCATCCGATAAGTCGGGAGTCCATCCGAATTTATTTTCTGTTGGTCGAGTTACGATATAAACCTTGGCCATGCTTAAATCCTTTCTTACGCTATCCCTAAAATAGACAGCTATTAACGGGTGTTGACCGCCTGATACCACGGCCTAGCAAATAAAAATAGCAAAAGCTATTTATGGCATTTATGGCTATTTATGGCATATACCTGATCTGCCATAAATCAACCTACCTGATACCCTTTGTTTATATAGTATATATATATATATTATTATTATTATTTATATATATGTCATTACGTCATACCCCCCTCTCTACCCCCCTATCAGGAGGGGTGATGGGGGGTGTAAAAATATCTAATTACTACAGCCATAATGCCATAAATGCCATAAATAGCTAACCTCCTGGTATTGTTACATAAAATGCCGTTTTTGGGCATGCCATAAATACTGCCATAAATACTGCCATAAATAAAAACCCCCACAGATTTCTCTGTGAGGGTTAATGTCTGCCGCTATTTAGCGCCTTGTGTGGGTACACCGTAAGTTGTGCCTAATAGGAGGTCAGCAAACTCGTATGCCCCCACGATTACCTTCTCACGCCCTGTGCTAGGGTTTGTTAGTTTCCAGTGGCTGGTGCCGTTTACGTCCCATACTTCAACCTTGATATTAGCTGTTTCGCAAATAGTCTCTACAATTGGGTTTGCCATGTTTATATGCCCTTTCTAAGCTGCATACTATGTAGACGGATGAACCCCCCAAAAGATTCCCTTTTTTTTTAATTTTTTTTAAAATAAATAAAACCCCACCTTTTTAGGGGCGGGGTCGTGTGGGTGGCAGCGATATCGAATGTAGCGCATTTGGTAGCCGCGCGAACCAAAACAAACCAAACCCCGTGGTCATAGACTGTTAAAATTCACCACCCACAGGAGACTTAAATCATAGGATTTAGGTGGGGTCTAGCAGGTATGTTGGTCTTTTTTTCGGCCTAATACTGACCTCTATAGCTGCTGGTTGATCGTAGGAATAAAAGACGTGCGAACCAACTCTTGCTATTCGGTACAGCTTCCTGCGCCACACTGGCCGCACATTAACGGTGTGGTAGTGGTCGGCCAAGGTATAGGGTAAAATGTCTGGGTCGTTTATGATCTCAACCGCGAGGTTTTGTGCCTTGCTCCACGCCACTTCGTCCCGTGGCTTGGGCGCGTTTCCTTTTCGGTAGAACGAAAACTGACGGTCTTGGGTAATGACGTTGCACATCGATGATGGCCATCGNCGTGATGCTACGCGGTTAACGATTACCTTTGCGACCATCAACTGTCCCAATCGTGACTCACCTCTGGCCTCATGATAAAGNGCCAGAGAGAGACACGCTGCTGCGGCTATCAAAAGAACTGCGCCGCGATAGTGACACCGATTAAGATGTANAGGAATAAAAACGCCCAGCGCATTAAATATTTTACCATAACTTTAACTTTCTTTTTGGCGGCTCTGACCGTTCTTGNCTCCAAGGTGTTGGTGACAGNGAGACTTTCTTTTTGGCTCGTTGGTTGGTTGATTGAGTAAGTGCCATTTTTAAAGTAGGACTAAGCGCTGGTTTTAAACTTACTTGCGGTAATTGTAGTGACCTTCTCATTATGTCTTACCACCTTGGAATTTAACGGGTGGCTCTGGCTCTGGTTTATCTACAATTAATTCTGCGCCCAGACTGAGATAACCACATCCATCGATCCAGTTATCAGAATTTTTAGGGTTTAATTTTATACGTGCTATTTTCAGCATGGTCATCATTACGGCAACATCAGACGGATCAACGTGACGCTCTAGGTAGACGCCCCAGAGTTCTGCTATGGTTGTGAGATTGCTTTCCATATCACCGTGCGTGGCTGCGCGGTCTTTTGTGACATATTCCTGTGCGGTCTGTAGGATTTCGCTGCGTGTATATTTAGTCATTTTTTTTCCTTTAGTTAATTGGTGGTGCAAAGTAGGCGAACCGTGGTCGGCCTCTTGCACCTTCGGTTTGGTTTCGGCACTCAATTCCTCTGTCGTTCATTAGAGCATCTAAAACATCTGCACGTTTGCGCCTGTCTAGATTAGCGAAGGTTGAAACGCTGCGCGATAGGTCTCGCTCTGTTAGGCCAGCCAGCCCTGACTTTTCTATCTTGGCATAAACTGCTTTGCACGTTGCCTCGAACGGACCCTCTGACATATTACTGCGAAACATCTCTATTGTTTGCTTTGCGTAATGATTAACGTAATCGATACTCCACTCCATTGCATCTCTAGATATTTCGTCCTGCCCTAAAGACCTTGCAACTATTAGGCTCAACCTCATAGCGATTTCTCTTGACCGATTATACATGGCCTCAAGACCTGTTCCTGTTTCTTTCTTAATAGCCGTGACTAACCTCTCCTCGTACTGGCGCAGTAAGTTTTCGGCTTCTTGGGTAAACGGAACCTCTATTGGGTGTGGCGGCATATCGTGGATATTTCCAGCATCTAGGTCGCCCACCTGTGCGGATGCTTGTTCTTTAGCCCAAGCTGAGAGTCGAACGCTTATTGATGACCTTCTTTTCTTCTGGGACATCTGGACGCCGATTTCTGATTTAACGATTAGAAAACGATTAAGCAGACCGCTAGATACGTCACCACCACCGATTGCCTGCATAAATTCTGATGGCGTTGACATACCGACCAGTGTCAGTGACGGGCGCTTTACAACGCTCTCTAGCTTTGCTGCCTCAGAGGATTTCATTGTGTTGGTAGCGTATCCCGCTTGGCGCAAGGTGCCATCAGTACGCCCAAAAACTTCCATGATACTTGTTATTGAATCTGCCTTGTGTTGATTACCTCTTGCTGCTGCTGCCTTTAGCTGCCTGCCCATCTCATCTATTACGCTAACGTGTGTGGGTTTATTAGTTAGGGCTGATAAAACGCCTGCGCTGGACGTGTAGCCTGCGGGTCCGATAAGCTCTTCCAGCCCAGCATCTTCTAGCAACTCTTCCAAAACTGTTTTTGTGTGTTCCTTGCCTGACCCTGTTTCGCCTATGTTTAGGAAGTAAAGGCTGGTGAAGTTTCGTTGGTCTGTAACCCATCGGCGTCCCATTGCTACCGATCCAAATGCTAGGGCGCATTGAACAGCGAACTGTGGTTGCGGCTTGATGGCGGTGACAGTGTAATGATTAACGCAATCTTGAAGAACACCGGGGACCGACAGCAAATGTTCTGGTACGGTTTGCAGTGGTCCCTGTTCCGTTTTGGGCTGGGACATAATGTTAGCCGCTACCTTTGCACCATGATCTATGGCCTCACGATCATATTCGTGGTTCGGGTCTTGGGTTACGTTGAGCATCTGGGCTGCGTCTTTTACAGCCTTTTGTACATTGCCGATGTGTTCATACTGAAGCCAAAGCTCGAAGGCATCGAAGCTGTGTGCCGAATCAAAAGGGTCTGATGCGTGGTGGCTATAGGCGCGGCCATCATCAAATAACTTAACTCCTGCCAGACCTGACGTTGAGTTAGGCGATAGGTATCTGCCGCGTGACGTTGGCTTGTATCCATACTGAACCAGCAGGCTGTGCATATCGTGCGTTTCATTAAAGGCATCGATGACTGAGGTGCTGTCGCCTTTTGGCCGTGGCTTACGGCTTGGCTGAAACTCTTCCTTTTTTCTCCAAGGACACATACTAGCCATCTGGGGTCTAAAATTATCCCACTCCATCCACAAGGTTAATAGCTGTGGCGGTAGCTCTGGCAGACCATCGAATATTGATCTTCCTGCCCACTGATATGGACGGCCAGTATCTGGGTGAATAGATGGCGGCAGAACATCTTGAACCGAACCCGCACGGAGTTCAAAGACAACTTCCAAATCGACGAGCATCTTCCTCTGTAGGCCACGATATCTTGTGGGTCATTAAATCGGGTGGCGCTTTGAAGATCAGCTTACCGCGATTTTCACGACCAATTATTTGTGGGGCCGACTGCATTAACGCAGAGAAATCTATGCCCAGTTCTTCAAAGATTAGTTTGGTGTTTTCGACATGATCTATGTCAACGGCGCAAGTTCCTGATGCACCATGTAATAAGCCCACGTTATGGGTAGGGTTTTGCTCGTAATATAGTCGCGCTGCTTCTGGATCAGAGAGTGCTTTTTCTGGTTGCTGCCAGCCAAATTTTTGCGGCCCTTTTGACCCCGCTGGGATTGTTACCAAAAACCATCCTAACTTTGAACAGTAGTCTTCTATTGGTATGCTCATTTGGCCTCGCTTAAATATTCGCTAAGTTTTTTCCAAGTGGTCAGGCTGATCTGTTCGTTGCCTGTAGCGATTCCTTTTACTGTTGGATGTGACAGGCCGCATTTCTCTGCGACTACTGTTAATCGACGATCCTGCAACGCTGCGCGGATATCGTCTAATGGTAGTAATTCCTGCATTTTGAGTCCTTTTTTTTAAAATGTGTAAATATATCTTTACAGACTGCAAATGTTTCTGTAAACCGATTTGTGTAGAGAGTGAAAAAAAAGGAGATTGCGATGAGCAATATTGACGGGTTAGCCTCCGAATGGCTAGAACTAAAAAAAGCAGAACGCAAACTGATTGCACAAAGACACGCAATCGAAGAGCAGCTCACCAAGGCTTTAGACGCTAAGGATGAAGGCTCAGTAACCCACAAACTAGAAGATCATAAAGTTACGTTATCACAGTCTGTAACGCGCAAAATTGATCTAGTTAAGTGGGAAGAAGTTAAGCACAAAATTCCAGAAGACAGACACCCAGTAAAATCAACCTTATCTGCTGATTCGGTTGGTGTTCGCTGGCTGTTAGATAACAACCCAAAACAATGGGCCAAGGTCGCTGAAGCCTTCGAAACTAAGAAGGCAAAAATCGGCGTTAAGGTGGAGGCGTACTGATGGAAAAGATGACCCTTACCGAAGACGAACTAGCGATGCTGATGCAGGCATTAGAGTCCACAAGTTTTGTAAATGGACTGAGCGTCAAACCAAACCCAGAGCAAGTAAGGCTTCAGCGGAAATTACTCCGCTGGGCTGACCACCCTGACTTAGAATTTACTGCAACTGAAAAAGGAAAATAAAATGGAAAGATCAATTAATGAAATTTTGGACGAGGTATTTAGCCTCNTATTTGGNAAGGATTGGTAATGGCTATCAATTTAAAATCACTATCAAAACCAGAAGGGCANAGACCAATAATCTGTACCCTCTTTGGGGAGGGGGGAATGGGCAAGACAACTCTGGCTGCNATGTTCCCTAATCCAGTGTTCATAAGAACTGAAGACGGAACAGCCTCTCTGGCTGGCAACGATAACGTCAGCTTATTTCCGCTGGCAACATCAAGCCAAGATGTTCTGGACGCCATAGAGGCTCTAGGGACTGAGAAGCACGATTACAAAACTCTCGTTATAGATTCGATAACTCAACTAGCTACGCTGATTGAGTCGGAAATAGTGGCTGCTGACCCTAAAGCCAAAAGCATAAACCAAGCGGGTGGCGGGTATGGTGCGGGATACGGAACTGCCGCAGAACGGCATCGCATGGTGCGCGAATATGCGGGAGGGCTGGCTTACCAATCAAATATGAACGTGGTTTTTATCGGCCACGCTGATACTGAGACTATGGACTTGCCAGACATGGATGCGTTCCAAAGATACACGGTTCGCATTCATAAGAAGTCGCTGCCACATTTTACTGACAACTGCGATCTCGTAGGTTTGATCAGGCTCAAAACTTTTGTGCGCGGTAGCGATGGAGATAAGAAACGCGCAATAAGTACAGGTGAACGTGAGATCATATGCTTTCCACAAGCATCCTCAGTCACCAAAAATAGGTTTAACATCACTGAACCGCTGCCCTTTACTTTTGAAGGCGGCAACCCTTTTTCTAAATATTTAACAGAGTAGGAGAAACTCACATGGACTTAAATGGATTCGACGCATCGGAAATAGAACCAGCAGCAACTTACGAACCACTCCCAGCGGATTGGTACAAGGCTGTTATTACTACCACAGAAGAGAAGCCAACCAAGGCTCAGACGGGGTCATACCTTGAGCTAAATATGGAAATCATTGAGGGTAGCTATCAGGGACGAAGGGTATTTGAGCGTCTTAATTTAAAGAACCCTAATCCAGTTGCTGTTGAGATTGCCCAGCGCAGCCTCTCAAGTATTTGCCGCGCAGTAGGCGTAAACAACCCGCAGAACAGCGAAGAGCTAATGGACAAGCCTCTGATGATTAAGCTGGCTGTTAAACCAGCAGATGGACAGTACGGGCCATCAAACGAGGTTAAGGGCTACGAGGCTGTATCGGGAGGCATCGCCGCAGTAGCCGCACCAGTAGCAGCTACGGCATCTGCTGGGGGCAGCACCCCACCTTGGAAAATAAATAAATAAAATAGTGGGGCGTGTGATGCGCCCCATTTTACATTTTAGGAGGAAAAAATGACTGACGAAGTAACACACACAGAAGAAGATTTTTATGAAATTATGAAGGAAAGCAAGCTGGGGCGAGATTGGTTTATCTGGCACAAAAAGAACCCAGATTTCTTTCGTTTATTTGAACGGTTTACCCGCGAAGCATTAAGGAATGGACACCAGCGTTTAAGTGGTTGGTTCATTGTAAACAGGGTTCGCTGGGAGACTACGGTTGTGACGATAGGCGATGATTTTAAAATACGAAACGACTACATCGCTTTGTTTACAAGATTATACATGGTTTGCCATCCAGAGCATCTGGGGTTTTTCCGCACAAAGAAAATGAAAAACTTGGTGCGAGATATATTCGTACAAAGCACATAACGGAGAACCGCATGAAACTTGATATATACTCCAACACCAAAACCATTGATGCGATTTATGACCATTACAAGGTCAAACGAAAAAACGAACACAGGCCGCATCTTGGTGGGTCACAGATTGGAAATGAGTGTAGCCGCGCACTCTGGTATCAGTTTCGACATGCTTGGTCGCCCACTTTCGATGGACGTATGTTGCGTTTATTTGAAACGGGCGACCGCGAAGAGGATCGGATCGTGGCTAACTTACGTGCGGTTGGCGTTACGGTCTGGGACCGCGATCCAGACACAGGCAAGCAGATTAGGTTCGAAGGTTGCGGTGGACACTTTGCACTGAGCCTTGACGGCGTTGGTGAAGGGTTTGCGGAAAGCAAGAAGCCACACACTTTAGAGTTTAAAACGATGAACGAGAAGAACTTTAAGGCGCTGAAGAACTTAGGATGCCAGAAGTCTAAGCCTGTGTACTGGGCGCAATGTCAAATAGGCATGTATTTAGCCGACATTGACAGGTGCTATTTTTTTGCCGTTAATAAAAACACAGATCATATGTACGGTGAGCGCATCAAGTTAGATAAAAAGGAAGCCAAGTTGCTTATCAGCAAGGCAGAGAAAGTTATATTTGCTGCAACTCCACCACCTAAACTGCATGAAGACCCAAGCAACTGGCAATGTAAATTTTGCAGTTACTGGGCCGTTTGCCACGGGTGCAAGATACCAGAGGTTAGCTGCCGAACGTGCAGCCATGTAACGCCAGAGCAGGATGGGAAGTGGAGTTGCGCGAAGGGAAAACCTGTAGTGACGTGTAGCGAACACCTCTACATCCCACAGGTTATGCCAAAAGATTTAGTTGTGGTTGATGCTGGCGATGACTTTGTTGAGTACGAGGATCAAGATACTGGCGAGATCATTAAGAACAAAAACAACAGCCAATCTATTTTTGATGGAAGGATGCAGTGATGAGTGAAGAGCTATTACGGGAACGCATCAAAAAAGTGTTTGAACGAGAGATTGACAGGGTCGGACAAATCAGCCGTGATAATTACCTCAAAGACAATGTTCGTTTGTTTTTTGTTGTAGAGGAGTACAAAGAAATACTCCGTGAAATTCTGGAAGAAGATGCTGAGAGGATGCAGTGATGGATAAAGATTTAGAAGAGATTGTATCAATCATGATGGACGTATGTCCTGACAAAATTACTACAAAAGATATGTCGATAATTATAATAAATCTGCTGATCCATAAACAAATGGCACACCACTGGATTACCATACAGTCAAATGTTTCTGAGATAATAATTGAACATTTAATAAAAAGCTCTCTGGAAGCAGAGGAACATCAAAACAATATAACGGCTATTAAAGACGCCGACAATTTTCTGGAGGGAATTGTGAATGGCGTTTGAACTTAGAGACTACCAGCGAGAGTCAGTAGATGGGCTGTATAATTACTGGGCCAGCAAGGCGGGTGATAACCCACTGATCGTTGCGCCGACAGGGTCAGGAAAGACAGCCATCATCGCGCAGATTATAAAAGACGCGATGGGTTTCCAAGGAACACGGGTGCTGGTTGTTACGCACGTTAAGGAGCTTCTTGAGCAAGGAGCCGATGGCTTGCTGAAGCTATACCCAGAAGCCGACTATGGAATTTACAGCGCAGGTCTGGGCCAGAAGGTATTAGACCGACCAATTACATTTGCAGGCATCCAGAGCATTTGGGAACGTGCATTTGACATAGTTCCTGCGCCAGACTTGGTATTGATTGATGAGGCGCATCTTTTGCCCAAAAACACTGAGACACGTTACAACCGATTTATTGCAGATTTAAAAACCTGTAATGAAGATGTGAAGGTGGTTGGCCTGACGGCCACGCCATATCGTTTAGACAGCGGATATTTGCACAAAGGAAAAGGCGCTATTTTTGATGGTATAGCCCACGATATATCAGTCGCCATGCTTATGGAGCAAGGATACTTGTCGGCTGTAATCAGCAAGGGTGGAGTTAAACAAATTGATTTAACAGGTGTCGGCAAGCGTGGCGGTGAGTTTATTGAGTCAGAGCTTGCGACAGCGGCGTCCGACCCAGAGTTGGTTAAGTCTACAGTCGAAGAGATCGTGCGGCTAGGAGCCGACAGGAAAAGCTGGCTGGTGTTTAGCTCTGGGGTTAACCACGCCTATATGCTGAAAGATGAGTTTGAGGTACACGACATTGATGTGGGTGTAGTTGTAGGCTCAGACAGCAGCGCAGTTAGAGAGAAGACGATTGCGGACTTTAAGAGTGGAAAGCTGCGCTGCCTGATTAATGTCAACGTGTTGACTACTGGGTTCGATCATCCAGAAGTAGATATGTGCTGTTTAATTAGAGCTACAGCCTCGACGGGACTTTACGTCCAAATGGTAGGCCGTGGGACGCGGATAGCTGATGGCAAGGAAAACTGTTTAATTCTTGATTACGGCCAGAATGTAGAACGGCATGGATTTATTGATGAGGTAAAACCAAAGGATAAAATGAGCAGCGGAGACGGCGAGGCTCCTGCCAAGCAGTGTTCAGAGTGCCAGATTATGGTCCACGCAGCGGCCAAGATATGTCCCAACTGTGGCTTTCAATTTCCTGCCCCACTACTCAATCACAGCTCAAGTTCTTATCGTGGAGCCATGCTATCCTCACAGGTGGTGGCTGAATGGTATGACGTGGACAGCGTAGCGTATGCGCGGCACAAGAAGGAAGGCAAGCCTGATAGCCTCAAGGTGACGTATTATGCTGGCCTGATGAGCGTGAGCGAATGGTTATGCCCAGACCACGGTGGCTACGCTGAGAGCCGCTACAGAGCGCGTAAATCGCTGCTTACGTCTGGTGCAAATACTACAGATGAGGCTTTAGACGAATGCCAATTTTGGGTTCAGCCCAGCAAGATCAAGGTGAAGCCATCCAGCCATGACCCTCGCTATCAAGAAATTGTGCAGTTTGATTATACCCAAGTGGAGAAAAAACATGAGACGCAGACGCAAGGTTTCGGCGGTTACGCTGATCTCAGCCTCGAAGACATACCCTTCTGAGCATGACGAGCAGGTTGGTTTTATCAATTGGTTTCGGACAAAGTATCCAAACGTGTTGATATTTGCTATTCCTAATGGAGAAAAAAGAGCAATCACTGTGGCCAAGCGTTTAAAGATGGAAGGCGTGGTGCGAGGCATACCTGATCTTTTTATTCCGCAATGGACTTTGTGGGTGGAAATGAAGCGGATTTCTGGTGGGCGACTTTCCCCCGAACAGAGAGGAATGATCGTTTATCTTGAAGGGATCGGTCAAAAAGTTATTGTGGCCAAAGGTGCAGGCGATGCGTCTAAGCAAATTCTGGAGCATTTAAAGGAGAAAATATTATGAAACGCAAAGTTGGAAATCAAAAAAGAACCAATCAACACTGGACTAATAAGGAATTACAGCGACTGCTGGCGCTCTCAGAGGGTGGCGTTAAATACACTGAGATTGCAAAAACTTTAGGCCGATCAGAGAAAGCCGTGCAGCTAAAACTGAATAAGTTGATCCGCGATATTTCAAAACCTAAGAAAACCATCGTCACTGTCTCGCAGGATGCAGTTGATAAATGGGACAAGTTAATGACCTGTTTAGATAAAGATGAACAAAAATCTGCTGACAAAAGCAAAAACCTGTTGGATCGGGCTATTAACAGGATGCGTATGCATAAGTGGCTTTACAGGCTGGCTTGGTTTGCAGCCATCACAGCAGCCGTATTAGTGGCTCTACTGCTAGAAAGGCTGATGCAATGAACGACAGCGACCTGACAGCCTTCCAAGCGTCCCAGCTACAGTACCTTCGGACACAGGTAGATCGGACACAAGAGGATGCGTACAGATCAGACCCTCACCCAAACGCAAACAACAAGCTATTTTATGCGCGTGAGGAGCTAAAGGTTTTCACAAGTAATTTAAGGGTGGCTGGAAAAAATATTTAAAAAAACCTTTTTTACGCTCGACTCCCTATGCTACATACTATATCTTGTATGTATAGAGAGAATCAGAAAGGATTTTAAGATGTCTATTTATGAAAATATAAAATCAGATTACACATTTATTTATCAGTGGGAAGTTAATGAAGATGTATGTTTAATGAAAGTAATTAACGCTACTTCTTGTGATGAAGCTACTAAACAGTTTGTAAATTATCAAAATAACGAAGTATCAGAATTAACTGATGTAAATGACCGCAAGCAACTTTCATTTTATAAATGTATTAGAGGAATTGCTACGCCAGAAGAATTTTCAGAAATCCGAAAAGATGTTTGGGAAAAAGACTTTTTAGAAAGGACTACCTAATGCAAACTATTTATTTTTTACTTTCAGATGAAGCGGCAATGGCTCGTAAAGAAAATCGCAAGCCAAGTTTTGTTGTCCATGTAGAGTGTCATAGCGATATGAAAATTGATGAACGCTTTATTGAGCTTGATGCAGATGACTTAAGCCACGGAGTTGCTCTTGCCAAACACTGGGTCGAAAATTTAGGAAAGACTTCTGCGGCAGTTAGACAAACTTTTAAGAATGGCAGGCTGAAATC